GAGCTTTTCATGATGACCAACCTCAACCGCGCCAGGGCGCAAGGTGAAGTGAAATGATCGACAACGACACAGAATGGGAATTGGCGGACGCTGCATCCTCGCTGCCGCCCAACATGTTCCTTCGCTACGACGCCATCATCGAAGCGTGGCTCGTGGTTGAGCCGAAGAAGGACGCGCAGGGCGTCAAGGTCGTCACCCACGGGAAGACCATCATGGTGGCCGTGGAGAAGGCGCTAGCCTCGATCTCCGCGCACACGACGGCGTAGCCCATGACCATCCTCGACCCTCCCCGCCAGTACGCCAAGCCGATAGAGGAATAGACCGATGAGCGAGCCGGTGCTGATTGAGTTCGACCCTGAGGGATCGTGGAAGGCCAATCGCTTCGAATTCTGCAACGCACTTGAGGCAGTTCTGTCGCCGCCAGCAGGGCGGTTGCACTCGGCGGCTTGGGCTGAGCTGGAGCTCCTGGGTGTCCGAAAAATCGACGTTGGCGACCCGAATGCCGTCCACATCAACATGCTTCGCGGCACTATCGCAAAACCGTCCGCAACGCAGATCATCCACATCTACCAGGACGAAATCCGAGACGCCATTCGAGCCGAACAAGATGCAGGAGGGCTAAAGCCGTGAGTGAGACGAACCCGAGTTCGATGAACGTCACCGAGTTGCAGGCCGAAAGCGCTCGCCTCGAAAGCCTCCTGAGCGAGACGCAGACTGCATTGGCGGACCTTCAAGCACGCTTCGGCTTGATCCGCGCGGAGCTGGCGAGGCGCCTTCGTCCATCGCCGGAGCCGCGTATCTCCGACCACGCCCTTATGCGCTACATCGAGCGCGTGTACGGGCTGGACATTGAGGCGATCCGCACCGAAGTGATGAGCGATAGCATCGTCGCAGCCCTCAAAACCGGCGCGTCGGCAGTCACGGTCAAGGGCGTCAAGATGCTCGTCAAGGACGGCGTGATCGTGACCGTCGTCACTGACGAAATGCGCAACGCGGGGAAGGCCAAGCGGCTGCGCCCCTACGGTGATGAGGACGAAGCGGCATGAGTCCCAAAGGACCAAACCCATGAGTGACGGGGATATGGTGGAACTGAAGCCGTGCCCGTTTTGCGGCGGCAAAGCGTCGATCTTCGAAGTCCTCGGACAGCGCCGCCCTGCATACTATGCCGTATGCAACGACGAGGAATGCGGAGCCGAGGTGTGCGGTCAATTGGTCCGCGAAGACGCTGCAAAGCTATGGAACCGCCGCGCCGCTCTCAACACCGGAGAGACAGAATGAGCGACATCCACACCAAGCGCAAACGATAGAGCGGGATCGGGGGATCACATGGGGCGTAAACGGAAACCAGGTAAGCGCGAGCCGAACGGTAAACCTTCGCGCCGGAAGGCAGATAAGCAGGCCATGCGCACCTTGGAAGAGCAGGGGACCATGCAGGTCGCGCGTGATGCTCGCCGTCGCGTGCATGGCGTTTCCGTATCCGATACTGGGACTGACCTCGCCGGCTCGGTTGTGGGCCGCCTCTACTTGGCCGGCGGCCTGACCGTCGAGCAAATCAGCGCGGCCAATATCCTGCGGGATGTCTACGCGTCGTTCCAGCGGGCCGTGGACTCGCCACGCCCTCCGCGCGCGGTCGCCATTGGCGAAGCATCTGGGCCTTCCCCTCGCGACGTATCAGAGGAAGCGGCATATCAGGCCAAATCCCAATGGAAGGCCATCGAACGGCTGCTGGGCAAGGTCAACGCTGTCCATCGCGGCTCGACTATCTACGCTGCCTGCTACTACGTGGTGCTGAGCGACCTCGATCTACCGCACCTATTCCCCGACATGCGGATCGGGCTCGACGCCATCGCGGCTTCCTATGGACTAGCCGCACGAGCCGCTTGACAAATCAGCCGAAGCAGTCCGTTATCGCACGATCAAACGTCGCGCGGCTGGAGATACCATCTCCGGCCGCGTTTGCATTTGGAGGCTGACCTATGGCCGGACCCACTGTGAATACGCCTCCCGGCGTCGTGAACGTCAGCCAGGCGGTCATCGCCGTAAACCCGGACGGCACACCGGGCTCGCAGACCTCCCAGATTTACCCGCTCAACTCCACGCCACTCACCGCTGCCTCAGGCAACAAGGCTAACGCCTCTGCTGCTGCCACTCTCACCGGCACTTCGACCACCACGGTTTACATCTCGGGATTCGAGATCACCGGCTCGGGCGCCACGGCTGCGCTCCCCGTCACTGTCACCGTGACCGGCATTCTCGGCGGGACGCTGAGCTACACCTACAATTTCGCGTCCGGCGTGCTGGTCGGCAATCTGCCGCTTGTAGTCGATTTCATGCCGCCGCTTCCCGCATCCGCGGTCAACACCCCTATCGTTGTCACGTGCCCTGCGTCCGGCACAGGTGGCACCAACAATACCGTCGTCGCCCATGGCTTCTACCAATAAGCCCAAGCCGCGGCAGTGGACGAAATACACCCCAGAAATTGGCGTCAGGATTTGCGAGCGCATCGCCACTGAGGCCATAAGCCTGAAGGCGATCTGCAAGGCAGATGACATGCCCGGCATGACGACTGTCTTCAAGTGGCTGGGCGAAAACGAGGATTTCGCGAAGCTCTACGCCCACGCGCGCGAGGCTCAAGCCGATCTGCTTTTCGATGAAACGCTGGAAATCGCGGACGACAGCGCGAACGATTGGGAAGAGCGCAAGCACTTTGCCGGCGACGATGAAAGCCCCCAGGTCAACGGCGAGGCGATTGCGCGTGCAAAGCTGCGTATCGATACCCGCAAGTGGATGGCCGCGCATCTTCGCCCCAAAAAGTATGGCGAGAAGCTTGATCTGAACCAAACCGTAGCTGTGGCGCCTGATCTAGCGAGCCTGCTTGAGCGTGTGGCGACTGGCGGCAAGCGGCTCGCTCACGATGACGAGTAGCATGAACGCACATCAGGAAGCTTGGCTTAAGGCTCATAGTTGGCGCTCTCGGCAATGGCTAGCCGATAAGCTGGCGGACGGATTCCACATCCACCATGTGGACGGGAACCATTCTAACAATGAACCGGCCAACCTGATCCTAATCGAGGCGACTGACCACTTTGCTCTGCACAGTGGTCGGCTTTCCGCCGGTATCTTGGCGTGGCGCAAGCGTCCGCGGGCCGTGAGGCATAAACCTGTCGTTACTGACGAAATGGTTGCGGCCATAGATGCCGTCTTTTCTGAAACCGGCGACACCCTGTCGGCCGTGCGTCACATCAGCGACCGCTTCGATCTTTCGTGGGCATCGGCAAAGCGGACGGTGAAGGACCATCTTCGCCGCGAGAACTGATGCCAGCAACGATAAACCCCGACCAGTTCCTCGATCCGATCTGGCGGCTCAACAACCTCTACAAGGTCGTGGACAAGAAGGGGAAGCTGGTCCCGTTTCGCCCATGGCCCGAGCAGCAGGAATTCCTGTCGAACATCCATAGCCGCGACGTGATCCTCAAATCACGCCAGCGCGGGTTCACGACGCTGATCTGCCTGATCTACCTCGATGACTGCATTTTCACGGCCAACGTCAACGCCGCGGTGATCGCCCACAAGATGGACGACGCCAAGGTGATCTTCCGCAACAAGGTGCGGATGCCCTACGACAATCTCGATCCCGCCCTGAAGCTCGCACGGCCCGCGAGCCAGGACAGCGCCGACACCATGACGTGGGCAAACAAGTCGAGCTTTCGCGTCAGCACGTCGGTTCGATCGTCAACGGTCAATTGGCTGCTGATCTCCGAATACGGCAAGATTTGCTCGCAGTTCCCCGACAAGGCCGAGGAAATCAAATCCGGTGCATTTCCTGCGGCAGAGCAGGGCGTGATTATCATCGAAAGCACGGCCGAAGGCGAGGGCGGCGACTTCTACGACAAGTCCCGCACCGCGCAGCAAATGCTGGACCAGCGCGTCGATCTGACCCGCAAGGATTACAAGTTCTTCTTCTTCCCCTGGTGGCGCGCGCCTGAATACCAGATGGAACGGACCAACATTCCAATTGGTCCCGACGACGAAGCCTATTTCGAGCGCGTCAGCCACGAAATCAGGGACATTCCGTTCCTCGCAGAGCACTTCAGCGGGTTCACGCAAGGCCAGAAAAACTGGTACGTGACCGAAGAGCGCGAGCAGGGCGGCAACATGAAGAGGGAATATCCCTCGACGCCGCAGGAAGCATTCGCGCAGGCGCTGGAGGGCGCTATCTTCGCGGACGATCTGGCCGCGGCCTACAAACACGACCGCATCGGGCATTTCCCGCTCGACGCGCGCTATCCCGTCAATACGTTCTGGGATCTAGGTCGCTCGCATGGCAACGCCACGGCGATCTGGCTTGAGCAGGATATTCAAGGCCAGCCGCGCATGGTTGGTTATTTCGAGTTCGAAGGCGAAACGATCGACTCCATCCTGCGCAAGCTCAAGGAATGGGCGCTCGACCGCGGCGCGACCTTCGGCAAGCACTACATGCCGCACGACGGCGACAGAGAGCTTCTGTGGCTGCCGGAAGGCACCTTGGGCGTCATGGGCAGGCTGGGGTTCAATCCGGCCATTGTGGAACGTGCCGCGGCGATCTGGGAAAGCGTGCAGGTCGCACGGCGGCGGTTCTCGCAGGTTCAGTGGGATGCCGAAGGCTGCAAGCTCGGCCTGACGCGGCTCAAGCGCTACCGCAAGGAATTCGATGATCGCCGGGGTGTGTGGCGTGACCATCCCTACCACGGCCCGGAGTCGAACGGCGCGGATGCGTATCGCACGTTTGCCGAGTCCGGTCATGTGCCGGCGCCGCCGGTCAAGGACTATTCGAACGATGCCCACCGCCAGCGCTTCTATGAGCGCGAGAGCGAAGAAAGCTGGATGACGCAGTGACGGGTGGCAAATAGATGGCCTACGCCAAAAAGTCCCTTGCCGAGCCAGCATCCGATGCGGTCGAAGTGGGCAACCTCAAGCCGCACGATGATGTGCCGCAGAAGTTGCGCAACTGGTATCGCATGGACCGCGACAAGGCGCAGGACTGGCGCGACGACGCGGCCGAGGATTTCGATTTCGCAGCGGCCCGGCAGTACAGCGCCGACGAACTGAAGGTGCTGAAGGACAAGCGGCGCCCCAACATCACCTTCGATCGCATCGGGCCAATCGTCGCCGCGGTCACTGGCTATGAGATCGGCAATCGCAGGGAGGTGCGCTACATCCCGCGCGAAGAGGGCGATGTGCTCGCCAACGAAACCCTGACCTCCGCAGGCCAGTGGTTCAATGACGAGGCCAAGGGCGACTATGTGCGCTCCGCCGTGTTCTCGGACTGCTACGTCTGCGGCATGGGCTGGTCGGAAACGCGCATCGATTACACCGAGCGCCCGGACGGACAGCCGCGTGAGGACCATATCGACCCGTTCGAAATGGTATGGGATCGGGATGCTCGGGGTCGCAACCTTGGCGACATGACCCGCGTGTGGCGCGCTCGTCGCGTGCCGCTCGAAGAAGCGCAGGCGATGTTCCCCGGCTTCACTAAGGCCGAGTTGAACGCCACCTGGTCCAACGTCAACAGCGAACTGGACCTCAAGCGCAAAGAGGCCGTGGTTTCGACCGGCGGCCCGCAGAATTACGTGACCATCGTCCAGTGCCAGTACATTACACGTGAAACGCACTACCTCGCGGAAGACACGCTTGGCGACCCGAACGAGGAAACCGGCGAATACCCGCAGTCGCACTTCACTGAGGATGAATACAATACCGCCAACAAGCGCCTGAAGCAGCTCGGCATGTCCGAAATGGACGGCGTGAAGTTCCGCAAGAAGGTGATCAAGCAGGCGTTCCTGGGCAATGTCGTGCTGAGCTATGGCGACGCGCCATGCCCCGATGAATTCTCGTTCCAATGCGTGACCGGCAAATACGACCGTAACCGCGGAACGTGGTTTGGCGGGGTGCGTACCCTGAAAGACCCGCAGCGCTGGGCCAACAAGTGGCTGGCGCAGATGATGTTCATTATGAACTCGAACGCCAAGGGCGGCCTGTTCGCGGAAAAGCGCGCCTTTGCCAATCCGCGGCAGGCGGAGCAGACCTATGCGCAGCCCGACGCGATCACGCTGGTGGAAGACGGCGGACTGGCGGCCATCAAGGAAAAGGCGATGGCGCCGTTCCCGGCTGGATTCCAGCAGCTCACGGAATTCGCGATTTCCTCGATCCGCGACGTGGCCGGCGTGAGCCTTGAACTGCTCGGCACGCGTGAGAACGACCAGCCGGCGAGTTTAGAGGCGCAGCGCAAGCAGGCCGGGCTGAACATGCTGCAATGGGCCTTCGACGGCATGAAGCTCTACAGCGAAAAGCAGGGCCGCGTCGTGCTCTACTATTTGCAGAACGACCTGAGCGACGGGCGGCTGATCCGCATCGTCGGCAAGGATCAGGAAAAGTACGTCAAGCTGACGAAACAGGCCGATCTCGAATACGACATCATCGTGGACGACGCGCCGACGAGCCCGAACCAGAAAGAGCAGATTTGGGCCGTCATCTCGTCGTTCATGCCGCTCGTGGGCAAGGTCATCCCGCCCGAATACATCCTCAAGGCGCTCAAATACTCGCCATTGCCCGCGACTGTGGTTGCAGAGCTTGAGAAGATGGCTTCGACGCCTGATCCGATGAAGCAGCAGGCCGCGGCAACCGCTGCGCGTCAGGCTGCGGCAGATGTGGATAAGACGAATTCCGAGGCCATGCTGAACCAGGCCAAGGCGCAGCAGGCCGGCATGCCTGCGAACGCACAGGACACGAACGTCGAAGCAGCCATGCAGTGGCGTGAAACGCTGTTCAACGGCCTCATCAAGCTTGAAGTCGCCAAGATCACGGCGAAGTCGCAGAACGACAGCGACGAACTGGACGCCCAGATCGAAAGCCTGCTCTCCCTCAGCGGCATGGCCTCCGATCACGTCATGCAAATGCGCCAGATGGCCCACGAACGGGCAATGGCGCGAATGCAGAACGCCAACGCGATTCAGCAACAGCAGGTTCAGCAGGCCGGCCAGTCGCAATTGGCCGATCAGCAGGCGAGCAACCAATCGCAGTTGCAGGCTGAAGCCGCCGATCAGGCTCAGCAGCAGCCCCAGGCGGCATGACACCGGCACAGTATCGCGCTCGCAAGGACGACCTCCTGCGGCGCGAGCGCGAAACCCGCACCCGCGCCCAGCTTGCCGCAGAGGCGGTCGAGCAGGCCCGCGGCAAACCGGCCTACGACGACGCGATCGATCATCTGCGCGCCGTCTCGGCCGAGCTTGAAGACCTTATGCACGAAACAGGAGAATTCGACTGATGGCTAAGCGCCTGACCGAAGAAGACCTTGGCATTGACCTCACGCCCGAAGAGCAGGAAATCCTGTCTCGCCCGGCACCCGAGATCGATGCCGATGTTCCGCATGACGATGACGAGGACGAAGCGCCGGCACAACTCGCTGTTCCCAAGCCCGACGCTGAGCCCCGAGCCAAAGACCCCGTAACCGGCAAGTTTGTCGCTAAGAAGGACGCGCCGGCTCCCGCCGCTGATCCTGCCGCGGCCAATCCCGCCAAGCCGCCGCCGGGCTTTGTCGATAACCGCGCCTTGCAGGAAGAGCGTGCATTGCGCCGGCAGACCGAAGAGCGCCTGCAAGTGCTGCTCGACACGCTGCAAAAGCGTGAGGCTCGCGAGGCCAAGAAAGACGAACCTGTGCCTCCGGCCAAGCCCGCGCTCGATACCGATCCGCTGGGCTTCGTGGGCGACGTGAATGACCGTCTCACTCGCATCGAAAACGAAACCAAGGCGCAGACGGAAGCGCGTCAGGCCGAAGAGCGCGAGGCAGCCGAATTCCAGCAGGCGCTCAACGTCGCTGGTCCGCAGTTCAACGAGGCGAAAGCCACAAACCCGGCCGTCGAAAAGACCTATAACGCGCTGCTCGAATCCATCGCCCGCGAAATCTGCTTCAACAACGGCATTCCAGCCAATTCGGCGCAGATGACGCCGGCCCAGAAGGATTTCGTCGGCAAGGAAATGACCAAGATGGAGCGCGCCCACATTCGGCACGCTGTCGCCACTGGTCAGAACGTGGCCGAATACATGATGAACTTCGCCGCGGTACGCGGCATCCAGCTTCAGCCTCAGGCTGCCGATCCTGCTGCAAACCCCGCGCCCGCTGCGGCTGCTCAGCCGGCACAGAAACCAATTGCCGAGCGCAAAGCCGCTCAGCAGCGGCACATGTCGATCGGGGATTTGCCCGGTTCGGCCGCGCCCGCTTCGATTACGGCAAAAGACCTCGCCAAGATGTCGCCCAAGGAATTTGCGGCTTTCGCAAAGAGCCTGGGCGATGCCGGTATGGATGAGCTTTTTGCCAAGGCCTGATTTCAGGTCAGACGTGCATTGAGCCTTCGGGCTCCTTCGATGGCGGCTATCGTTAAAGTCGCACTGACTATCTCGGCCGCGTCCCCCGCTATCGGACGCTTCGCCCGAGCCTTGCGGCGTTAAGCAGGCACCTTCCCAAAATCCTGTTCTAACCCCAGCAAGGAGCCATTCCGTGGCCACCACTCTGATTGGCGTGAACGACGCCCTTGCCGTTAAGCTGTGGGCCAAGCGCCTCGCTTACGACATCGTTTACAAGACCGACATCTCGCCCCTCATCGGGGAGAGCGACAACGACATCATCCAGATCAAGTCCGAAACCTCCAAGGGTGCCGGCGATCAGGTGACGTATCAGCTGATGAAAAAGCTGACCCAGGACGGCGTGACTGAAAATCAGGTCGCGCAGGGCAATGGCGAAAGCCTTTCGCTCTACTCGGACGCCATCCTCATCAACGAGCTGCTGTTCAACGTGGGCATCCCCAACAAGGGCCGCTCGATCGATGCACAGCGCACGCTCCTTGATCTGCGCTCTGCCGCGCGCCGTGGCCTCAAGACCATCTGGGGCGAACGTCTCTCCGTGACGTTCTTCAACCACGTTTGCGGCTACACCCCCGTAACCGACCTGCGCTATGCGGGTAACAATGCGATCATCGCGCCGACCTCGACGCGCCGCATTATCACCCGCGTTGCCGGCCCGACGACCTCGACCGCCGATGAGGCGATCACGTCGGCCGACACGTTCGACCTGCGCTATGTCGATTACGCCCGTGAACTCGCGGAATCGGCGTCCTCGCCGGTCCATCCGATCAACGTCACCGGCATGGAGGGCGGCAACGACATCGCCGGCCTCAAATACGTGATGTTCCTTCATCCCTACCAGGTGACGGACCTGCGCACGAATACCTCGACCGCGCAGTGGTTCGACATCCAGAAGGCGGCGATGCAGGGCGGCAAGATCAGCAACAACCCGCTCTATACCGACGCGATCGGCGAGTACAATAACGTCATTCTGCGGAAGTCTCCGCACGTGACGCAGGGCGTGAACTCGTCCACGGGCGCTGCGATCAGCACGGTTCGCCGTGCGGTGCTCGTCGGCGGTCAGGCATGCGCCATCGCCTTTGGGCAGGACATGTCGGACACCGACTTCAACTGGAACGAGGAACTGTTCGACCACAAGCGCAAGATGGAAGTCTCCGTGATGACCATCTGGGGCATGAAGAAGATTCAGTACGCCTCGACCGACGCCAACACTGTGGTTGTCAGCTCCTACGCTGCCAAGCACACCAACTAAGGAGCGAGCGAAATGGCTACCAACACGGCTGGCAGCACTGCCCGCTATCAGTACGAGCAGCAGATTCAGTACCTGCGCTTCGATGTCACCTATTCGGACTCCGGCATCGCAACCGGCGTGTCGAAAACCACGCTTCCGAGCGGTGCGATCATCATCGGGACAGACGTGCTCATCACCACGACTTTCAACGCTCAGACGACCAATGTTCTGACCGTTGGAACGAACGGCACGACCGCCACCAATATCGTGGCCTCGGGCGACGTGGATGAGACGACTGCCGGCCTGACCCAGAACATCAAGCCCACCTCGGCGGCTCTGGGCAAGCTCTCCGGTGACGCCTTGGTCTGGACCAAGTTCACTCAGACCGGCACTGCGGCTACGCAGGGCGCCGGCACGGTGATCATCAAGTACGTTCCGGGCAACGATCAGTAATGAAGATTGCCCTCTGCATTCCCTGTTATGACGGGCGCGTCCACGACGCGCTGATGTCGAGCGTCGTCAAAACCATGCGTTTGGCAGCGGATAAGGGAGTGGAGATCATGCTTCTGACGGGGCGGGGTTCTCCCGTCCTGCCAGACGTGCGCAACTGGTGTGTCGCCATGAGTCTTGCCGCAAAGTGCGACAAGATATGGTTCGTGGATTCAGACATCGCATGGGAAAACTGCGTTCCAGACGTTCTCAACATGCTCCTGGCGCCGGTTGAGATCGTTGCTGGCGTCCACCAGAAGCGCAACCCGAACTGGAATGATCCGGCTGAGCTTGTCGTTCAGTGGGATCATATCCCGCCTGCCGCGGACCCGGAAACGGGACTGTGGGAGGTCAAGAGCGTGGCTACGGCCTTCGTTTGCATCGACCGCAGCGTGTTCGATCGTTTGGCCGAGAGCGGCATCGCGCAGCTCTACTTGCCGAACGCGAAACTGACCAACGGCGATCACCTCCGCTTCTACCGAAACTACTTCTGGTACGACTTCATCCCGGCTCCCGAGGCGGCGCGGGCTGATCTGCTCGCCATGGGCTATGTCGGCCCAATGCAGATTTTGCGTGGAGAGGACTTCTACTTTTGCGCCAAGGCAAGAGAAGTCGGTGCCAGAACCTTTGTCGATCCCCGCATTGAACTCGTCCACTTCGACGGATGCGTTCAGCACAACGCATCTCTCAAACAGGTCCGGTTCGAGCCGGAAGGAGAAATATAAATGGCTGCTACTGGCACTCAGAGCGCGTCCAAGAATGAGAACGTCCAGTTTGGCGGTCTCACCGTGCTCAACAGCGACGCGAACGCGGTTTTTGCTTGGCCCGTCAACACCGGCGTTGCGGCGGCTGGCTCAACCCTGGCCGACGCCACGCAAATCTATCCCGGCATCACTGTTGTCAGTGGTGCCAACGGCACTGTAGGCGTCAAACTTCCCCCGACCCCGACGCCCGGCACGATCTGCCTCATCAAGGGCACGACTTCTGGCGTGCTGAAGGTGTGGCCGGACGCGGCTGCAACGATCAATGCCATCTCGTCCAACGGCGCTTTGTCGATGACGACTGGCCTGATGCCGCTGCTCTTGTTCGCGACCTCCGCCACGCAGTGGTACACGCTGCCGCTCGTCGCGAGCTAAGACATTGGACGACGCTTTGTCGTTCATTCTGGACGCGCAGACGCTTGGACTCCTGCCGACCGTCGCGCGTCCAGTCCCTATTGAGCCGCCCAAGGTCAAAGGCCACTGCCGCTACTGCGGTAAGGCCGTGAAACAGGGCGTGTTCCTTCACGAAAAGTCCTGCAAGGCGAGGCCGAAGTGAGCGGTGATCCGACCGTCTATACACTCACCGGCATGCTTGCCGAAATGCAGTCCGATACCGGGCGTACGGCGACGGCGCAGGTCGATGCCATGCGCCGCGCCATTTATCGCGGAATCAAGTTCTATCAGAAGCGCTCGTTCTGGTTCAACGAAACGCGCGACGTGACTTTCAGCACGGTTGTCGGTCAGGACACCTACAGCTTCAACACAGCGACCACCTCAGGCGACATTGACGCTGAATTCGACCGGATAGATGGCTGCTGGGTGACGTTCGGCAGTGCCGATGTCCGCGAAATGGACATGGTTGCCTACGACGACATGGAATACGACGCGGACAACCAGTTGACGACGGGCCAGCCCTCGCGCTTCGCCTATATCAACCGCGCGATCCGCTTCGACTGGCAGTTTGACGCGATCTACACGGCGCGGTTGGCAGGGCACATCATCCTCGCCGGGCCTGCCTCTGACGATGAAGCCGACAATCCGTGGATGACTGAGGGTTACAACCTTATCATGTCGCGGGCGAAGGGCGAACTCTACGCCCACCGCTGGGAAGACTACGTTGCGGCCTCGACCATGCAGCAGGCCGAACAGCTTGCCCTTAAGGCGCTCACGGATGCGACGGTGGACAAGCTGCGTACCGGCTTCGTGACGGCGACGGAATTCTAAATGGGTGCGTTCGGAGCGCTTCAGCCGGACCGGGGCGAACTCGCGGCGCCGATGATGGTGGCGGACGGCTGCATTCCGACGCCGGACGGCTATGGGCCGTATCCGTCGCTGTTTGTGCCGAGTACCGCTACTGCTCTTCCGGGCGCTCCGCGTGGTGTGTTCTCGATTGTTCTCAACGCCGGCCAATGGGAAGCGTTCGCGCTCACCGCGGACTCGCTCTACCAGCTCAACGCGGACTATACATGGACGAGCGCAATTGCCACGGGCTACGCCTGCCCAACCGGCTATGACTGGTCCGGCCTGCACTTCGGCAACTATCTGCTCTTCACGAACACGGCTGACGGGCTGCACTCCTACAATGTCGAAGCCGGCGGCGCGCCGACCTACATTTCCGGAGCCGGCGATCCGGCTTACGTCTTTACCTGCGCCAACTTCGTCATTGCGCTCAACTGCAAGGATGCGAACGGCAATCGAGATGCCCGACTCATCAAAACGTCGGGGTTCAATGACCAGACGAACTGGACGACGGACGGCGCCGACTATCAGGAGCTTGCGGACGGCGAAAACCTGCTCTGCGGCTTCGATCTGAAGCAGAACAACGCTCTTTTGGTGCAGCAGCGCGCTTTCGTGCTGATGCAGTTCGGTAATGCCCCTGGCGGCGCGCAGTTCTCGCTCCAGAAGATTTCGAACGGCCGCGGCGCGGTTGCGGCAAAGTCGTGTGTCTCATTCGACGGTCTCGTTTTCGGCCTCGCGACGGATGGTTTCTGGCGCTTCGATCTGACCAACGGGCTCAAGTTCATCGGCGCGAACGAGGTTGACCAGACATTCCTCAAAATGGTCGATCAGGCGAACTTCGGGCTGGTGCAGGCGGCCGTCGATCCGATCAGGCGCGTGGTGTTGTGGCGCTATAAGCGCTCGGTAGATAGCTCCACGACGGTCAGCGAAGTGGGGATCGGCTACGAATGGGAAATCGGCCGTTGGTTCACGATCACCGAGGAGTCGAGCTATCTGACCCGCATGGCGACGGTGGCTGTCAGCTATGACGCGGCAACAGGGACTTACGACAGTCAAACGCTGACCTATGACGACCTGTTCTGGTCAGGCGCGGCGCCGCTGTTTGGCGGGCTGGACGCGAACTACAAATTCGCCTTCCGCACCGGTCCTTGCCTTGCGGGGACGCTGACAACCGGCGTTGCGATGGCGCCCGTGCGAATGAAGTTCCTGTGGGCCACGCCGACCTCCGATTCCTCGGGCATGACGCTCGACATCGGCGTCAAGGATGAGCTGGACGACGACATTGTATTCCAGGGGCCAGCCTCGAAAGTGGACGGCGGGCGCGTACCCATCGAAGCGCAGGGCCTCTACTACCAGATGCGGCTGCTGATCCCGGCCGGTGATTCCTACACCTATGCCAACGGGATCGAGAAAATCCTGAACGCCAACGGGATCATCAAACTGCCAAATGGGCGTCGGCGCATCGTGCCGTTGGGCGGTCCGAAATGACCAGCCCATTCACCTTTCCCGGCGGCTCGGCCAACTTCATCAAGCAGAACATCTCGGCCACGACTGCAACGCCGATCGTGCTGGGGCAGGGGAACGGACAGTTCAACGTCGTCTGGTTTCGCTGCAACGAGTATTCTGGCGGCACGCCGAACCTGACCGTCGAAATCTACGACGTTGGGAACGCGGTTTCTTACTACCTCGGCAGCGGTGGTTTCACGTGGAAAGCCAAGGCGCTCACCGCGCTCCAAAGCGTGCTGTTCGATGACGGGATTGTCATTCCGACCGGCCATCAGCTCCGGGTGACGGTCTCGGCGGCGAATAATGTGCTCGTGACAGGCCTCTATATTGGCAAACAGGTCGCGGCAACCGCGTGGACGCCGCAGGCGCAGAGTCGCTGAGTGTTCCGCTCGCTCAGTAAGGAAGAAATCGCGCTCGACTGGTGGCGCATCGGGACCATGTTGGCGCCGGGAATGCGCCACAATCCTGCTGGAACGACAATTCAGCAGGTCTTCGACAAGCTGATAAGCGGGCAATGCGCCTGTCTCGAAGTGACGGTCGAAGGCGCGGGTTCCGGCTACATCGTTTTCGAGGTGTTCAAGGAGGACGGCACAATGAAGTGCTTTACCTCCTATATCGCCGGCAAATCGACATTGAGGCCCAAGGCGTGGCTCGCAATGATCCGCAGCATTCTGGCGGAATTCGAGGCCATGCTGAAGGCCGCGGGTTGCGCAGAGAACTTCATCGGCGGCCGGGATTGGTCGCGCGTCTTTCCCGACTATCAACCGGCTGACGATGTGCCGAACAGACTGAAGAAGGTGCTCGCATGAACGACCAGCCGGCCACACAGCAGGTTGTGCAAACGACCGGCTCGTCCGATCCGCAGGTCAAGGCCACGCTCGACAAGGTTCTGGGGCAGGTCAACACCGCGGTTGACGCCGGCGCGCCTGCAACCTTCGGATCGTCGCTCTATAGCCCCGCCGGATCGACCACGACCGGGGCATGGCAGAGCGCGCTCACCGCGGCGTCAAATCCCTCCTATTCGACGGCGATCAACAACACGATCAACAGCCTCGGTACGGCGGCCGGGGGCGGGGACTACGGCACGAATGATCCTGAATACGCCGCTCTGCGCGCCAAAGCCGGCGATGATGCGCTGAAGAGCGTCAATGCCGTATTCAACAACTCCGGGCGTCTCGGTGGCGGGTCCAATGTGCAGGCGGCCGGCGAGGGGGTCGCGAATGCCCTTGGAGCCATGGACCAGAACCAGCTGCAGAACGACCGCGCATTTCAACTTTCCGCGGCCTCGGCACTTCCCGCTGCGTTCCAGTCGAGCTTGCTTCCGTCCTCGATTGCGGCGGGTGTCGGTTCCGCTCAGGACGCGAACAACCAAGGCATCTTGCAGGGCAACGCCGACCTTCAGCAGCGACAGGCCAACAATACGACCGATTGGCTGGCTAAGATCAGTTCCATCCTCAATGGAGCAGGTCAGAGCGCAGGCACCACGAGCACAACGACCTCGCCGGCTCCGGCGCAGACGCCCTGGTGGCAGAGCGCCCTCGGCCTCGGCATCGGTGCATTGGGAGCGTTCGCATAAATGGGCATTCTCAGTTCGCTCGGCATCAACAACGGCCTGACCGAATTCCTCGCCGCTCACCGCGGCGCGCTGATGGATTTCGGGGCCGGCCTCGCCTCAGGCCCGACCCTCTCGCAGGGCATCGCGCTCGGCACGCAAGGGCTTGAGAAAGGCACGCAGGCCGATGATGCCTATGCCACGGCTCAGAAAGCCGAACAGCAGCGACAGGACCAGATCAACGCCACGGTCAAGTACCTGCAATCGAACCCTGCCTTTGCCGATCTCGTGCCGATCGCGCAGGCTGGGGATGGCGCAGCGGCCCTCACCGAGGCATTCAAGCGCTCTGCTCCCGGTTATGGCGAGCAGGTCGTCTCGCCGGGCCAGACGGTACTCGGAGCCGACAACCAGCCGGTGTTCACCGCGCCTGATAGGGCGACAGCCGCGTCCGGTGCCCCGAGTGGCTATCGCTACACCAAAGACGGCCAGAGTCTCGAGCCGATCCCCGGCGGCCCTGCCGATCCGGCTAGCGCACAATCGCTCACGCCCGAAGCGCTGGACCTGATTTCCTCGCAGTACCTCGCAGGCGACAAATCGGCCATCACTGGCTACGCCCGCAACGCCACGATGCGCGCCCAGATTGCCAATGCCGTTGCCGAGAAGGCGAACGCCATGGGGATGGACGGCAAGGGCCTTGCTGCGGAGATTTCAGCCTATGGCGGCAATGTTGCAGCGCAGCGTGCCGCCGGAACCCGCGCTGCGCAGGTCGGCATGGCGTCGAGCGAGGCCAATCAGATGGCCGATATTGCTCTTGAGGCATCGGCAAAAGTGCCGCGCTCTTCGTTTGTGCCGTGGAATGCGGCTGTGAATGCCGTTCGGACAAATACGAGCTCGCCTGAAATGGCGGCTTTCGTCACGGCCACCACGTCTCTCGTGAATGCCTATGCCCGCGCCGTGTCGCCGCTCGGTGCCCCAACGGATGCTATGCGTCAACATGCCGAGCAGATGTTGAACACCGCGCAAAGCCCTGAAGCCTATGCCGCCGTGATCGCGCAGATGAAGAACGAAATGAAGGCTGCGCTCGATGCGCCTGCGGAGATCAGCAGCAATCTCAAATCGAGCATCACAGGCGCGCCATCCAATTTTGGGGGCGCTAAGACTTATACCTACAATCCGGCCACCGGCGAACTCGAATGATCAGCGTCAAACTGCCGGATGGGTCGGTAGCGCAGTTCCCCGATGGGACTGCGCCCGACGTGATGAAGGCGGCCATCCAGAAGAAGTTCCCGCCGACGAACGCTGCCCAGTCGTCGGCGCCTCCCGCGGCGCCCCCGGAGTCGATTGGCGATCAACTCAGCGCGGGCTTTACGCGCGGCCTCGACGCTCTGCCGTTCGGCAACAAGATTTTGGAGGGCGCTGAGAACGTCAAAGCCGCGGTTCAGAACGCCGTCTATGGCAACAAGGCCAGTCCGGCCTATGACCCGACCTATAAGGCGCAGACGCAGCAGGACGTGCATGCGTCCGACGAAGCGCAAGCCGAGCGCAACCCTGTCGCTTCGACTGTGGGCACCGTGACGGGCGAAGTCGCTCCCTTCATGGTCGGCGGCGCGATCCCGGCCGTGGCGAAAGTGCTAGGAATGGATGCGGCGATGCCGCTGCTGACGCGCACGCTGCTTTCGGGCGCAACGAGCGCCGGTTTGTCCGGGGCGGACGCCCTGGTCCGCGGCGCGTCTCCCGCGGACGCCGCGAAGGACGCGGCTATCAGTGGCGGCCTTGGCGCTATTGTGCCCGGAGCGGGTGAATTGCTTTCCCGCGGCGCCTCGGCAATCACCAAGCGTGTTGCGCCTGTCGTAGACGCACTGACCAATCCCGAGACCGCGGCCCAGAAGATGGTTTCCGGTGCGGCCGCAAAAGACGTGCAGGCCGGTAAGGCCATGACGCCAGCAGACGAGAATGCCGCCGCGGTCAACAATCAGCCGATCATCAACGCCGACCGGTTCGGCGGCGGTGTTCGCACGTTGGCCCGGACAGCGGGTAACTCCGATCCAGCAGCCGGCGAGCAGTTGAAAGACCTCACACAGGACCGCTTCCTGACCCAGAACAACCGCGCCGTTGCCTTCGTGAAGCGGATCACGGGCGGCACGACCGACGATCTGGCGTTGCAAGACGCCATCCAGGCCGGCGCTCGCAAATCAAACGATGCCGCCTACACTCGGGCCTATAACGACCCCGCGGCCAGTGTCGTTTGGACACCTGAAATCAAGCAACTGTTCCAGTCGCCCGATTTTATCACTGCGGTGAAGGGGGCCGAGCGGACGGCGGCCAATGATGCAGCAACGAGCGGCCAGAAGGCGGTCAAAAGCCCGTTCACATTCGACGCCCATGGCAATATCGGGCTTCGGAAGAACCCGAACGGCTCGACGGCGCTTCCGAGCCTTCAGTTCTGGGACATCGTGCAGCGCAACCTGCGCACGAACTCGCAACAGGCCTACAAAGCCGGCGACAATCTGCTTGGGAGCCAGTTGGGCGACATGCGGACTCAACTGCTAGGGTCGCTCGATAGCACCGTGCCGAGCTTCGCCACGGCCCGCAGGGGGGCTGCCGCGGCCTTCGGCGCCGAAGATGCATTGGATGCTGGTCGGAAGTTCGTCGGCCAGCCTATGGGCATCCCTGAGGCAAAGGCGGCCTATGCCAAATTCACTCCGGCCGAGCAGAAAGCCTTCGGCGTCGGCTATGCTTCGTCGCTCATCGACAAGATCAACGCCGCGCCTGACCGCGTGAACGTCATCAATCAGGTGTTCGGCTCCCCGGCGTCCCGCGCTCAGGTCGAATTGGCACTGGGCAAGAACGCCGCGGGGCAGCTTGAGAATTTCACCCGCGTCGAAGACATCATGCAGCAGACGAAACAGGCGGTTCAGGGCAATTCCTCGACCGCCAAGCAGCTTGCCGCCATGGGCGCGATTGGCGGCATAAGCGGCGGCCTACTGGGCGGCTGGGATCCCCGCGACATCGCGACAGGTGCCGGCTTGATGATGGCCGGGAGGCTTGGAGCGCGCGCTTTGGGCAAAGCCGTTGACCAAAAGGTCATGGCGCACGTGGCCGACATTCTCGCCAGCAACGATCCGAAGGCGATTAACCGGACCATTCTCGGTGCCACGCTTAATCCGCAGCATTCGACTGCCATCAAGGCAATTCAGGCCGGTCTAGGCTCGCTTTTGCGCTCAGGCGCGGCAAGCGCTCCGAAGGTGCCTCTCCAAATCCTAGTCAATGGCGGCGCGCAACCCGCGCCGGCTTATTAGTGGTGCGTGCGAACCCAATAGAGAGCCAAGCCCATAGCGGCTCCAGCAATTAGCCTAGGAAGCCATCTGCGCCACGTATCGTTGGGATCGGCGGGTTTCACCGGGCGAGGATGAATCAGGCCGTGGATGGCGTATCCGACTCCAATACCCGGAAGTGCGCCGAAGCACACGAGGATCGTCAACCCGCTCGTCGCTGGCGTAGCTGAAAAGCTGCCGAGAAGTGTCAGTAGAACGATGAAAATGACGACAGAGGCGGTCAAAACGACCGTTGGAGTGAAACGGTCCAAACGGGGCTTCGGGGCATCAGTTTGCGTATCTTGCATCGGCGGGGAACATAGTGCCGAGGCGGGCGCAGCTCAATAGCAGGTCGTTGTCGAAGTCCCGGTGACTGTCCCGTATCCGGCCACGTTCGCCATTCCAACCGTGTTGCAGGTCGTGGGGCGGTTGGCGATCGATTGGGCGGTCATGTCGGCTCCCAATTGGCGCAAACCGGCAGAAACCCGCGCTCTCGCCGCATCGTCGTGAGCTTGGCGCCCTTCGTCGCGCAGTTGCATGCACTGAGCGTAGGCGTCCGTGCCGCGCCTAAACCCATAGCCGTCACAAGCGGCCTGATCCTGAGCCAAAAGTACCTTCGGGTCGTGCTCTTCGAACATCAATGACGCGCAGCCGCTTAGCAGGCCGGCGCACAATATCGCTGAAACTAAAGCCCTCATTTGTCCCTCCCAAGACCGGGGCAAACTAGGACTCTCCCGCTCGCGAGGCAACGCCGTGGTTTTCTATGTCTGAGCGCGATGTCCTGCGAACGATCATTGCCGAAGCCGGGGGCAACCCTGACGGCATGGCGGCGGTGGCGAACGTCATCAACAACCGCTCCGTTGCCTGGCACATGACGCCGTACCAGGTCGTGTCGCAAGGCAACGGCTCGCAGTTCGAGGGCTTCAACCATCCTGGCCCTGCAATTGCCAAGCAGTTGGACGATCCGAAGCTTCTGGAGCAGGCCCGGCAAATCTGGGACGGCGTGCAAAACGGCTCGACGGCCGATCCGACCAATGGCGGGCTCTACTACCACGCGGCCTACATCAATCCGGGCTGGCAGGCGCCGCATGGCACAGTCCAGATCGGCGGAAACCTCTTTTACAAGGGCAACGCGCAGCCGCAGGCAGCAACCGCCGCGGACGAAATCAACCGCATTGTTCCCATTCCGGCGCTTCAGCAGCAGGCGCAGGAAATGGCCTACGCGGATCAGCCGAAGTCCTCGACTATGCCGCTGCCGATTGCCCGTCCGAGGCTGCCGAGCGATGTTGGCTCGCTATTGCCGCCTCCTATGGCGCAGCTCGATCCGCTGCTGGCGAGTGGCGAGGCGTTCGACGGCAACGCGGCAGGCGCTTCGGGGACGCTTTTCCCCGGCTTGCCGGCGCTTATGGATGCGGCGATCAATGGACCGCCTGAGGCAACGAGCAACTTCAACACGCCTGGCTATTCTAACGGCTCTGGCCTGACCTCGCGTGCGGTCCAGACGGTTCCGATCGACTCGCTGACGGGGAACCCGGAGAGCAGTCAGCAGCAGTTGCAGGCCGCGGTCCAGTCTCTTGCCTCTCAGCGCGCCTCGAATGCCGCTTCTTGGCAAGGATTGCTCACTCCCGCACCCGCGCGGGACGACACGCGATTGGTCGCGGATGCTGCTCCGAACGTCGTTAGTGACGCAACCCGCGATCCTGCCTCGGAACAACTGAATTCACCGTCCGACTCCTTCCTGTCGGATCTTCAGAACTATGCGGCCCGAGCCGCGGCTCAGCAAAATGGCGGCTGGCTCAAAACGGCCAATCCCGAGGCCGGAAACGTCGCGCTGCCTCCCGGCGTCGTGCCGCAGTCAGTGCAGCAGGACTTGCCGTTCGTCTCGTCGCTCGCCAACGGGCAGTCGTGGGGCAATGCGGTCAACTCGATCTTCGGGCCGCCCTTGATCTCGCCGCCGACCGCCGAGAACGACGTGCGGCGGCTGCAACCGTCGTCTGCGGCCATTGGGAGCGGTGACGGGCTCTCGGCTCCGCAGGTCGCCTCGATCGGCAGCGGTGGAGCAAACCAGGGCACGGGCTCGCTCCTGCCCAATGAGGCGGACGCCTACGCGCTTCCCGGCTCGTCTCCGGCACTGACGGCCATCAACAGCGCGACCAGCTACAAAGCGCCGACGACCGCCTACACTATTCAGCAGATGACGGAGAAAAACCCGGCTTACGAGGCCTATATCGCGGCCCAGAAGGCGGATGACATTGGTGCCGGCATCGGCAGTTTCTCCAATCTCGGAAGCAATCTGAGTGGCATGGAGCGCATCCTGCTGGCGCCCCCGCCGCAATATATCACTGTTGCGCGCCGCATTGCCGTTCCTGCTGCAACGGCGGCCGCTCGTCCCGCTCTTGTTGCGCCCCCGCCGCCACCCCCTCCACCGGCTGGTGCGCCCGGAACAACGTTCCTGCAAGCCCGCGGCGTCAACGTCACGCCCAATACCCCGGCGCCCGTGGTTGCCAATGATCTGCGGGCAGCGCTCGCCGGCAGTTCGCAACGCGGCTCGTTCGGCGTCTAATCGAGGACTTCCCATGCCAGATGAAATTTTGGATGTCGCCGGTCAGCCCGGCGGCCCGTCTCCTGACATTCAAGCGCTTGTCGATCAGGAGCAGGCCGATCTGATCGCCCGCATCAAAGCCGAACGCGACCCATTGGAAGCGGCGTCTCGGGCAGAACTCATGTCCCGCATCGAGAAGGCAAAGGCCGACCGCATTGAACTGATCGAACTGGTGCGCTCGCTCGATGCTCGCCTCAAGATTGTGGAGGCCAAACTTGACCACGCATAACAACGTTTCGGAGCTGGATGTCGTCGCGGCGAACAATTCGGACTTCGCCGGCATTTCCATCCTTGGAACCGGGCTGATTTCGACTGCGGACGACAGTTTCCGCACGGCTGGCTCATTCCTCGCCAAGTGGTGGCAGGACATCGGTGGCGTCAACACCGTAGCCGGGACAGGGGACGCGATCACCGTCACCACGTCCACGATCTACGGTGCGCTGAAGACCGGCATGCGGATGCAGTTTGTTGCTTCCGCGGCGAACACCACGGCAGTCACGCTCAATCTCGACAGCTTGGGCGCAAAGGCCCTGCGCAAGATCAGCGGGGGCACGGACGTTGCGCTCGTGGCCGGCGACATCCCCGGCGCGAAATTCCGCGTTGACGTGGCCTATGACGCAACGGCCAATAGCGCTGCCGGAGCGTGGATTCTGCTTGGCTCGGCTCCTGTCGCCGCCGCCACCACATCAGCCGCCGGCATTGTCCAGCTCGCAACGACAACCGAAGCTGCAACGCTCTCGAATAGCTCGAAAGCCGTCACGCCGAGCGATCTGGTGTTTCTGGGCGGCGGTAGCACCACGGCCACCGCAGCCGGTACGACAACGCTGACCGCCACCGACAACTATACGCAGGTCTTCACCGGCACTACCACGCAGACAGTCGTATTGCCGGTGACTTCGACCCTGGCAGTTGGTCGAAGCTTCCGTATCGTCAACAACTCGACTGGCAATGTCACGGTTCAGTCGTCGGGCGCGAACACGATTCTGGTAGTTGGTCCCGGTCAGGCGGTGATTTTTACTTGCGTTTTGATTACCGGCACAACGGCCGCAAGCTGGGATGCCAAAGTCACTGGCATTTACCTCTCGGCCGCTGTTTCGGGCTCGGCTGTCACGTCAATCGACTTCATATTCCCAACTACCGCCAACCTCATCAAACGCATCACGGCGATGATGAACGGGATCGGGACCAATGGCACGTCGAACATCATGATCCAGCTCGGGTCGTCCGGCTCCGTCGAGACGAGCGGCTATACGAGCTCATTTTCGCAGGCCGGCGCAGGTTCAACCTCCACCGCTGGTTTTGTGCAGACATCTACTGAGACCAGTTCCCTGGTCCGCATGGGACATGCCTTCATGACCCTTATCGGCGGCACGACATGGGTTCAATCGGGGTCTCTTGGGGATAGCTCAAATGGCGTCAACACCGCGACAAGCGACGGCACGAAGACGCTGGCGGCCGCTGTGGATCGACTGCGGTTCACGATGGTCAACGGCACAGACGCTTTCCGCGCCATCGGCTCCTTCGGCGTCCTTCTGGAGTACTGACAGATGACACGTTCCCGCCTGGTCTGTGACTTTAACACTGGAGGTCAGACCGTCGTTCCATACACGGCCGACGAGGAAACCGCTGCGGACGCTGACAACGCAGCATGGACCATCGCGCAAGCACCGATCACTGCAGATCAGCAGCGCGTAGCGACCCTTCGGCTGAATGCTCGGCGTCAGGCCCTCATCACTGCCATCCAGAACAACGATGACGCTGGGCTGATAGCCGCCGCGCAGGCCCGTTATCCCTCTCTTTCGGGTGATGCAGCTAAGTTTGTGGCGGATATGATCCTGCTCGTCGCGGCTGTCATCCGCTCCTGACCACATCGGAGACCATCCATGGACGCTACCTTTGGGCGGGCGCTTTCGCTCGTGCTCGCGGATGAAGCTGGCTTCGTTGATGATCGGCTCGATCCCGGCGGGGCTACCATGGCCGGCGTCACGCTCTCGACCTACCGGGCGCTGATGAAGCCGGGCGCCACGGTTGCGGACCTCAAGAACATCTCGCAAGCAGACTTGGCGACGATCTACCGCAAGGACTACTGGAACGCGATCTGCGGCGATCAGCTTCCGGCTGGTCTCGACTACACCGTTTTCGATTACGCCGTGAACAGCGGACCCGGCCGGGCGGCGAAGGCTCTACAGTCCCTCATCGGCGTCACGGTGGACGGCTCGATTGGGCCAAAAACCCTTGCTGCCGTCAAGCGCAAAGACACGGCAACGCTCATCAAGCAGCTCTGCAACTCCCGGCTGATCTTCCTCGAAACGCTGCCGACATGGGGGCATTTCGGCAAGGGCTGGGCGGCGCGTGTCGCTCGTGTCGAAGCCGCTGCGCTCAAGATGGTCGCGTCGTGACCGTCTCCGTCGATCTCTCCCCCTTCATCTACGTGTGGCTGTCTCTGGCCACGATCCTTGCGGCCTTTGGGACAGTGCAGGCCGTCATCACCATCTGCCGCCAGATCAAGGGCGGCTGACCCTCTCAACATCGAAAGGACCAACTATGCGTGCCTTGCTCAAGGCGGCGCTCGCCGTCGCTGCTTTCTTCATCTTCTCGACCGCGGCGTTTGCCGACACGACCGCTTCGACCGGCCTCAACGTCGGGGATATCATCAACCAGGCGCTCCCCGGCATTGTCGAAACTCTGACCTCGCTGGTGCTGCTCGCCATCCTCTGGCTGGCGGCGCTCATCCACAAAAAGACCGGCGTCGATATCGAGGCGCAGGTTCGCACCATCGAGGCGGCGCACCGTGACGCGCTGCACTCTGCGGTCGAAACCGCGCTCGGTGCTGCCGTATCCAAGTTCGGGCTGAACGGGCTCAATTTCAACCCCGGCAATCCTGTCGCGGCCTTCATCGTCGGCATTGTCAAATCGTCCGTTCCCGAAGCCGTCACGGCCCTTGGCGCGACCGAGCAATGGATACTGAACGCCGCACAGGCCAAGCTCGGGCAGACGGTCCCGGTCGCCGCGACCTGACATGTCGCTGCTCATCGACGTTCTGGCCCGCATCGGTGCGGCCATCCTCTCTGCATGGCTCAACGGCTTCGGCCGGAAACAGGCCATGCAGGAGGAAAGCCAGATCGAGACCGACCACGAGACCATCACCGCTCAGCAGCGGGCACAAGCCGAAGCACTCGATCACGACGCATTGGTGAAGGAGGAACAGGCATGGACCGCAAAGCCCTGATCGCCCTTCCGCTGCTGCTTGGTGGCTGCTCGCTGACCCCGCATCCTATCGTGGGCACGCTGCCCTGTTCCGTGGGGCCGATCATCCTCAATCAAGCCGATCAGCTCAGCGACAGCACCGGCCGGCAGATCGTGGCGCTCGACAGCACCGGGGCTGCCATCTGCGGCTGGAAAAAGCCGGGGGCGAAATAGCCCATGGACCTCCCGAGCTTTCTGGCCGGCATCATCACCGCCGTCATCGTGCTCGGCATCCTGTTTGCCGTCATGTCGGGCGACTAAGGCCGCTCGACCGCAGTTTCAGCGTCACCCTCCCTCAACCACCAGACTTAAGGAATCCGGGCGCATGACGCGAGCCGAAGCCATAGCCAATGACCCGCGCGTGACTGTCGCCGCGCGGTTCGCACAATTCGCAACGCCTGTCATCGTGCTTGCCGGCCTCACGATTGGCGGCTGGGTGCTACAGGCCCAAGCGGATGCACGAACAAAGCTCGAAAACCGCATCAGCGGGGTAGAGGCGTTCGACGGGCTGATCAATTCCCGCGTCTCTGTCCTCGAAAGCAACAAGGTCAATCGCGACCAGCAAATCGCCGGGATCAACCAGCGGATCGACTCCAACCAGACAGCCCTTGAGGGCAAGGTCGATACCCTTGTCGATAAGGTCGGAGACCTCGCCAGCCAGGTTGCAGCGCTCAATGCGACGATTAAGGCGCTGGAGGCCAAGCCGTGATCCGGGAGGCATTTCTCGCGGCGCTACCGATGATCCGCGCCCTCATCGAATCCGCGGCCGGTGCATTGCTTGTTGTCGCCTTCGCTGCCTTTTGGCTATGGGTGACGCCGGTACATGCTTGCGATAAGGTGGTGATCGCCAGCTACTACGGCAGCGAGTCCGGCAGCCGCACCGCGACAGGCGAGCACTTCGACGGCTCCGGCCTTACCGCTGCGATGCCATCCCGCAGCCATCTAGGCGAGACTTGGCGCGTATCCTATGCGGGCAGGAGCGTGGTTGTCCGCATCAACGACATCGGTCCCGCTGCCCGGCTTGGACGCGGCATAGACCTTTCCCGCGCTGCGGCATCCCGTATTGGGCTTATCCATGCGGGGACTGGTCGGGTGTGCTTGGAGCGGCTGGGGTAGCTTTCTTCTTCAGCCAGAACTTCTCCAATTCGCCGGCCATGATCGTACCGTATGGCAGCACTTCATCAACGATTTCCGCAAGCCCGTATTCCCCGATCTGAGCGCGGACGCTGGCGGCGTTCTTATAAGCTCCGGGCAGTTCCGAATGATCAGGCGTGCCGCTGTAAAAGCGCACGTCAATGTCGGCGGGAAGCTCGTGCTCGGTGTTCTCGCGAAGATAGCGGGTGCGGCTCATATTGCGCCCCGCGCCGTGAGGCAGGAAGCCAAGGCCACGCTGCGCATCCGTCCCCTTCGTCACCAGAACCGGCTCAGCCATATTGAGCGGAACCAGCGTCAGGTCGTAATCGGCCCATCCGGGGGTCGCGCCCTTGGCATGGTAGAATAACCCATCCGAGCGGCGAAAGACGAAGTTGTGCTCGTTCCACCAGCGGTCACGAACCTTGATCCCGAGACGCGAGGCCACAAGGTCATGGAGGGCGAAGTGGCTAGCTTCCGTCCAATTGCCGACGATCTGCAACGCTGCCCAATAGTCGCGGCCTTCCGTGGTTTCACTCGGAATCCAGGCCGAGCCCTTCGGCGTCTCCGGTGAAATCTGACGGCGGAAATAGTCCGCAGTATCCATCCCGGCCTTGTAAAGCGCCGCGCCCGGCCCGCGTGAGCCGTGGTGTGTGACGATTGCCGTCTCTCCGGTGCTCTTGAGCGTCCCGACGAAGAAGAAGTGGTTGCCGTCACCTTGCGAGGCAAAGTCGCGGTCACGCAGGCCCGCAATCGGCTTCAGGAAGCGGTTGCCATCGAACGCGGCCTTGATGTCGTCCGGGACTGGCAGCGGGTCAGGACGACCGCCATAGCCGAAATAGGTCGAGGCAAAGCCAGCGTCGAGAACCGCCTTCGGATCGACGTTACCGAGCACCGAAATTCCCATCGAGCAGCAAATGTCGGCAGAGTGAAAGCCGGGATGGATGGCTTCCTTTGCCGCCACCACGCCGCCGACACAGATTTCGCCAGCCGGGCAAGCGTCGGGCATAACCGCGCCAGCTTCAATGGTCGGGACGCGCATCAGCTCGCGCATCGTTTCCTCGACCATGCGGATGTTCTCGGCTTCGATTTCGTCTTCGGCGCGGATGTTGAGGTGATAGGCGCGCTCGTGGATGGGGCGCAGCGGAATAGCGGGGGGCGGCATTTCAGCCAAAGCAGCGGCCTTGGGATCATCACCACGGGCCAGAGCATCGTTGGCGGCGGCAATCGCAGCGCCGAACCATTTGCCCTGCGGCAGGCCCCAGCCGATCAAATCGCGTCCGGTAATCGTCTCATGCGGTCCACGCATTTTCCACCGTTTCCATGCGCATGTTCATGGCGCGTTCTTGCCGATTGGTGCCATATGCGGATTTTTGCATATGGCTGAAAGTGCCGGAAATCCTAGGGAAAGAGTGGTGCTGCAAGAGAGGATTGAACTCTCGACCTCTCCCTTACCAAGGGCATTCCGGCGCATTGATACTACTACGTTATTTGTCTGTGTCCACGACTTTGTCACCGTTTGGCGTCGGCAACATGTCGGCGCGGATCGTCTCCTCCGCGATGACGACATGCTGATACCGGGACGCTGACTTTTCGTCCTTCCACGCTCCGGTCGCGACCAATCCCTTCGTATCGAGACCGCCATAGCGGCGCATCCAACTGGCCCAGGTATGCCGGAAGGTGTGGAACTTGAACTCAAGCCCTGCCGCCTTCTGTGTGGCGCTCTTGAGGTTGTAGAGCCGCCCACCCTTGGTGAAGCGGAACACCGTCTGTCCCGGTCGATCCAGCCCGCGCGGGTGCGCCTTCAGCTCAGCCACAAGCACGGGCGGCAGATGGACGGCGCGCGGCGCTTCGTTCTTCGTCTTTGGGATGTAGGCGAACGCCTCGTCAATGTGGAGATGATCCGTTTTCAGGTGCAACGCCTCGCTGAGCCGCAGGCCGGTATAGAGCAGGGTCGCAATGAAAATCCCGAACTCGGGATCAACCTTCTTGGCCTTTTCGAGTATCTTGAACGCCTGCTCTTTCTTGAGCCAGTCCGTGCGGGTTTCGCCTTGCGCGCCCTTGGGCCGCTTCACCGCGAAATCGACGTTGGCGTGCTTCAGGATTGCCGACATGGGCGTATAGACCTGTCTGTTTCGCGTTGCCGAACTGGCGTCGGGATAGAGTGTAGCAGCCGCGTCATCGATAGCCGCCTGATCGATCGACACCAGCGGCGTATCCCCGAAATGCTTGTTCAGGGGATCTAGGAAGCGGTCATCCTTACCCGCGTTCACGTAGCTGATCGCCGCCTCCGCAAAGGTGATGGCAGAGCGCGGGGCGAACGCTCCGGCCTCGATGTCCTCGGTTAGCTTCTTGAGCGCCTTGCGAGCTTTCGTTCGGTCAGAAGTGCCTGTAGTCTCATTGATGGGGACGTGCTGGTACGTGCCCCGGATGTAGTAGTTCGGCGTCTTACCGGGACGCGGCGGAATGAGTCTGAGGGGCAATCCAGGGCCTCCACGAGCTTGGACAGGTCGCTCTCGGTAAAGAGCTTGCGGCGCCCTGCTTGGCGGTAAAACGGTCTATCGCGCAAGATGCCCTGAAGCGAGCGCCGGCTGATATGCAGGTACTCGGCCGCTTCTTCCATCGTCAGCAACTTCGGCAGCCCCGTCATTGACGACGCTCCCCGTGAGCGGGAGGACGGACGGAATCATCTTCGATTTCCCGGCGGAGCATGTCGAGTTGCAGCGAAATCATCCGCGCTTGACAGCCCGCGCAGCCCATAGTCCAGTCGTCAGGGTTGCAGGTTTCCTCGCCGGACAGGAAGCCTTCCTCGAGGAAGCGCTGCACGCGCTCGATAGCGGCCAAAACCTCGTCGTGCTTGTCGAAGGCCTGAGTCATTGACGGCCCCCATGGATGCACATGCCCGACTTGCCCTGTCCCTCCACGTCATAACTGGATGGGAACACGTACCGCCGGGCGGACGGTTCGCTGACACCATGCGGCTCATACGAGAGGAATTGGCTGTCCTGCGGCAGTTGAAAGCGGATGATCCGAGCCTCGCTGCACAAGTGGAACAGCTCGAAGCCAGGTATGGAGCTATTGCGCTGAAACTGAGTTTTGGGTGAGGTCACTTCTTGCGGCCTTCTTGATACGCTGGGCCGTAGCAGTTGCCGCATTCGAGCCGATCAAAATCGATCCCGTGGTCGGCGGCAAAGCTCAGCATCGCTGGCTGACCTTCCGCTTGTTCAATCTGCCGCAGTGCCGGCGTCATCGTTGGCTTCGCGTCGAGCTGCTCGATTGGCGCCACGCGACCGCAGTTTGCGCACTTGTCGCTCACGTCTCCGTCCCCTGATGCTTGAGGGCAGCTTCGAGAGCACGCCCTGCGGCCTTGCTGGCCAACTCCATCGGACTGATGGCGCGGCGCAGCCCGTAACGGTCGTAGTCGATCAACGTCCGATTCGTAGATGGAAGCTTCTCGGCCGCAAACGGCTTGAGTGCCTGCGCCAGCCCATCCCGTTCCGCTCTGGTGGCGTCTAGCTGGGAGAGGAGGCCTTCGATGCGAGCGATTGCCTCTCTGAGCATTTCCCTCGCGGGATCGTTGAGGTAGGTAAAATCGTCGGGTGAGGGACGCGCCACGTCAGCGCAGACGCGCATAGAGGCGACCAATGTGTCGGGCTTCCGCCGCTCGATCAGCTTCTCATGTTCGGTGATCATGGGTGGACCGTCCATTGCAAAAATGGGTTGAAAATCGCCACAGCGGCAAAGATGGCGAGGGCCAGCAAGCGAGCCCACGGCATCCACCAGCGGTGGCCTTCTGGAAACATGGCGACCAACTGAGCGTTACCCCACGTCCAGTAGATGACGACAGTCGCCGCCAAGAGCAGCATCGCCCATCCAATTCCGACCAGTGCGTTGATCACGGGTGCTGCTTCCTTTGGAGGGCGGGGGCGACTTTTGCTTCTGGCCAACGGAAAAGAGGAGCTTTGGCGATGAACCGGAACGCGAGCAATTCGCGAGCCATCGCCCGGATTGTTGGTGCGTCGAAGGGGGCTGGCGCGCTTTTCGCGAAGTAGTGGAGGTTCTCCGTCGATATCGTGGGGAGGCCGTCGAGGGACGTGGTGATAGCGTCCTCGACCGCCACCGGCCGCACCGGCTCCGCTCCTTGTGCCCCGGTATACAGCGCCATGACGGCATCGGCAGCATCGCCGGCGAGGTGGTCGGCGGCTTCGGACGGTTTCTCGTACCCTTTGCCCATGTAGTGCGTGCAACCGGCCAACAGCAGATCGGCGTCCCACTTCCTCGCGTTCGTGAGGTCGTACAGATTGTCCGTGAGGCCCTTGCGGATCGCTGCCTTGACGGCTTCGCGCGTCACCGGCTGTGCCCCGGTATCTGGCGAGTAGCAGCGCTGGATGATCCGAGCTTTCATCGCGGGAACGTCTACTGTCTCACCGGGGGAAGTGCTGCCCTTGAACTCGCCGTCGCCACCAGTGGCTAGATCGATCTCTTGGACAGCATCTTCGTAGCCGTCGCGCTTGCCGATCTCGTAAACCTCATCGTATTCGGCTTGCGAATAAGTCGCCTCGGTCGGGAAGCCATCGAGCATGTAAGTGACCATGGCGCGGGCTTGCGTGGCGTCGAGAAGGTTCGTGCCGGTGGGCTCGCGCTTGTATTCGCGCGCCGTCCCTGGATTGCCGCGCGGCTCAAAATAGATGCCGCCATCTGGCCGGAAGGGCTCCGGAAGCTTCCACGACAGGAAGCGGTTCACCATGTGCTCGATCAGCTTTGCGCGTGCCCCGGTATCTGGTGATGGCTGAGGGGCGGCGAGCATGGCCTTGTAGCGATCACGAGCATGACGGATGCCAGCCCGCCAACCGCGCCGCGCCGCGCTAGTCTCGCTGTTTAGGAACAGCCAGTAGAGTTGATGCCGCTCCATATCGAAGCGCTCAGACTTCGCCCATTCCTCGAAAGCATCCTGCTCGATACCATCGTTGTCGTCAGGCAGCACCGCCTCCGATACTTGGGCGGCTGGCCCTTGTGGTGCAGGCGTAGAAGCAATCATCTCATCCAAGATGGGGCCGATGCAGATGCGCACGCGCTCTAAGGTCCGCGCGTCCCACGTCCCCGCGCCCTCAAGGCATTGGAGCCACTGGTCTATAGCTTGACCAT